GGTTTAATGTCTCTTTGGCTTTTTATGAAGTGTCGCGACTTTGCTTTTGCGTCACGTTTTGGCGTCTGGCGTGTCGCGTGGTTTTGACAGTGTCGCTTTTTTCAAAAATGCGACATGGCGGCATCTAAGGATCGAGGCTTTGCGGCGGTGGTGGCGGCTTATGCTGGCTCCACTGGCGTTTCATTGCGCACGGCTCAGCGTCATGCAAAGTCCGGGCATCCTGACTGGGTGCGGTATTCACAGGCAACACTGGTCTCGGCAGTCGCTAAACGTGAACAGCCATTGACGACGGTGGAGGTGGAAGTCATGGCCTCGGTGTCTCCGGGGCATCCTCCGGCGATGCCAGAAGAGCTGGATGTCGATGACAGTGAGCTCTCCGAATCCGGGCGAATGCTCAAGGCCTGCTGGGAGATGTGGGACACGCATTTTAGGCTGTGGAAATCCTGTCGTGGCGGCACCGTTGATAAAATGGGCAACGTCACGCCCCCTGATCACGGCATGGCCTGCGTCCAGGCTTCTGTGATGATGAAGCTGCGCGCAGACTTCGAGAAAGCCCAGCGCGTTCACACACAGTGGCAGATCGACAACCGCCGCCTGATTCCCGCCAATGAGTTTGCAGCCTTCCGTGCTCAGTTCCTCATCCCTCTGCGAAACCTTCTTCGTAATATGCCCGCCGAAATCGCCCCGCTGGTAAACCCAGCCGATCAGCCGCGTGCCATCCGTGGCGGTGAGCAGTATCTTCAGCAGCGGCTGCAACCCCAGATTCAGCAGCTTGTCGAGGCCCTCGACCGCATGTGCCCCACCATGAAAGGAGCCGCCGCATGAGTAGCCGAATCGCTTCCTTTATCCGTGAGGATTTTCAATTCGGAGTGCAGCCCAGCGTCACCGACTGGTGCCAGGAAAACCTCGTCCTTCCGCCCAAGATGGCCCCGGCGTCCTCCGGGCCATTCAGCATCGCTCGGCGTCCCATGATGCGCAGCATCTTAGAATGCGGGCACCCTCAGAGCGGCGTGCGCTCGCTCACACTCACCGCTGGATCGCAATGGGGGAAAACGACCTGCTGCACACTTATCATCGCCTACCGCATCCCGCACTCGCCGCTTCCCACTCTGATCTTGGGAAACAGCGAAGACTGGCTCCGCGTCGAGATCAGTGACAAACGCCTGGCCGCCCTCATCGAGGCCAATCACTGCCTGCGCATCCACAAACCCTACGACTCCAACAACTTCCGCAAGCTAGCCATGCAGATGTCTGGCAGCTACATCGTCTTCGAGGGCATCAACTCGGACACCTCAACCTCCGGCTCTACGCAGGGCATCGTCTATATCTGCGAGGCCGCCAAAGTCGTCCACCACGGCAAAGAGCAAGCCCCCGAAGCCCATCCCATCAAGCTCGCCTTTGAGCGCACCAAAGAGTTCCGAGGGCTGGAGCTGAAGATGATGGACTTCACGCCAAACACGCCCACGCACATCGCCTGGCAGACCTACATGCGCGGCACCCAGACCCATTTCCATATCCCTTGCCCTCACTGCGGTGAGTTCTTTCCGTTCGAGTTTGAGGTCCGCCGGGGTGGAGAAAAAGCTGCCGAAGACGAGCTCGAAACCATCCTGGAGGAGGAGCAAGAGCAAGCCGTCTCCAGCGACTACCGCTCACTCATCTGGTCGCCCGATGCCCGCCGTGCTGATGGTAGCTGGGACATCGAGCGCGTCCGCCAAACCGTCCGCTACATCTGCCCGAAAAACGGCTGCGTTATCACTGACGACGACAAACCCGCGATGATCGACAAATACCAGGAGCAGCATCACAACCCCAACGCAGGTCTTGATGATCGCAGCTTCCGCATCCCCAGCTTCTACGCGCCGAAAGTCAGCTTCGGAGACATGGCCAAAGAGTTCCTTGAAAAAGGCGACCTGGTCACGACTGGCCTGCAAAACTTTTACAACTCCTGGCTGTGCCTGCCCTGGTCGATCCTCCAGTATTCCGTCACGGACAAACACATCCTCGCGTGCCAGGCTGGCGACCCCACCAGCGGCGTCGATGCCTATGCGCGAAAGGTCATCCCCACCCGGCCCGCCATGCTTGTCATGGGGGCCGATCCTGGTGAAAAAGCCACGCACTGGGCCGTCATCGCCATCATGACCGATGGCAGCCTCTTTTACATCGACTGGGGCAGCGTCGTGTCTGAGAAAGATCTCATAGACCCCGAGTTTCTCCGCGCTCGCTCCTACTACCTCGCAGGCACCAATGAAAAACTTTATCCCGTCGTTGGTTATACCGACGCCTCATGGAATACTGAGGAAGTCTATAACACCTGCGTAGCCAGTGGCGGCTTCTGGTGGCCTGCCAAAGGCGACCCCCGCGCCGTCGGCACTTGGAATGAAACCCGCGCCGCCTCGCGCAATCACGACGACCTCAAGCTCTACACCTACAGCGACACCCAGCTCAAAGACGAGTTCTACGGCCGCCGCATCCAAAAACGCAAAGGCCCCCGCATCATCATCCCCTGCGATGCCGACCATGAGCTGAAGCAAGGCCTCAGCGGCCAGCAAAAAGACCGCCACAGCGGACTCTGGCGTCGTGTCCCGCATGACCATCTTGGCGACTGCGGCAAGTATGGCCTCCTCGCCGCCCAGATCGCCCGCGCCGCCAAGCTCCTCAGCTTTTGACAGCCCGCTTCCGGCATGGCTGGAAGCATCTCCGAACTGTCAAAAACATGGCTCTTTAAAGCCCGCATGAGTTGCGGAGCAGGGGAGTATCAAGCCCAGATCACCTGGCTCTATGATCGTTTCAAAGAGATCGAGGCCGAAGGCACCGCCGAAGTCACGGCCCAGAGTTTCGTGGGCCAGTCCGCCAGCTTCCAGCATCGCGGCAGCACCCCGGAGGATAATCTCGCCGCCATCCAGTCTGCCATTGAGCAGCTAGAGGGCACCATCGCGGGCAATGCCAAGGCCGCACACTCGGGCCTCTTTGGCATCCGATTTACCCGAGGCCCCGCTGATGTCCTCGACCACGTTAATCTTTAGACCAACCACCGCCTCGTGAAAAAACTTCCTCGCAAAACCAAGTCAACCCGCACCGCTGCCGCCGCCGTTCCGCAGATCGCCGCAGCTGCCCCGCAGACTTTTCAAAATGCCGCCCTGCCTACCAGCACCGGCGGCTATCGCACTTATCCCACGTATCAAACATGGGGCCCCAAGAAGCTCAATGAAATCTGGAGGCAGCGGGATCACGTCCAGATCAGCCGATTCCTCCAAGATAAAATCCCCCAGCTTGGCTACTGCATCCACAGCCTGCCACAGGAAGCCATCGGCAAAGGCATCGGCCTGAAAAGTGTGAGCGCCAATCTTGACTTCAAGATCGCCGCCACCGCCCACTTCAAAGCCTGGGCCGATTCCATCGCCGTTGATCTCCGCAAGGAAAGCACCTTCTACAAGCTCCAGTCCCGCTGGCTCTCCGCCATCCTTGGCGATGGCGAGTGTTTCACGCACAAAATCGCCGATCAAAGCGAAAGCAGCCGCAGCTGGAAACTCAGCGACAAACGCAAACGCCGCCTTCAGATCCAGACCTTCCTGCGTGATCAGCTCACCAATGGCACTCTCAACCGTCAAGACGCCATCTCCACCCGCTGGATGGATGGCGTGAAATACAATGTGTTAGACCAGCTGGAACTCATCCGCATCAATCAGGACACCAGTGGCAACGTCAGCAGCTCCACCACCTTCCTCGATCTGCCAGCCAGCAACGTCCATCACCTGAAGGCCCATCTCACTTTTGGACAATACCACGGCGTGCCGTGGATCTTCCGCAGCAATGAAGACCTGCTGGATGCGCTCGACCTCAAAGCCATCCGCAAGCACAGCGCCAAAATCCGCAGCGCCCTGCTCGGAGCCACCAGCACCCGCGATGGCAAAATGCCAAACTCCATGCAGGCCGCCCAGTCCGCTGAAAAACTCGGCAACCCCGCCACCGATACTGGCCGCCGCTTCATGGAGATCGGCGAGGGAGCCGTCATGATCCCCCTGGCCGATGGCGAGACCATCAACTTCTTCCAAGGTGGCGAAGCCTTGCCATTCAAAGACATCCTGGAGCAAATCATCCATCCCTTCGTCTTTGGCCTCGGCTACCCGGTCGAGTGGATCTTCGGCATGGGCAACCTCGGCGGCACCGCCTTCCGTGGCCTGACGGAAAAGGTCAAACGCGCCCATGAAAACATGCGCAGCCTCCTGCACCCCTTTCTCCAGTGGGTCTGGGAATGGGTCATCAGCGATGCCATGATGCCTGGTGGCCCGCTCGCTAAATTCAGCAACGTCGAAGACTGGAATGACATTGACTTTGTTTCCGATCCCGACCCCTCCGTCGATCTCGGACGCGACCACAAGGCCGACATGGAAAACCTCCGTGCCAACGCCATCACGATGGAAGACCTCATCGAGAAGCGCACCGGCGGCAGCGGCACCGCCATCCGCCATGCCCGCATCAATGAGAAGCTCGATGACATCCGCTACGCCCTCGCTCAAGCCACAGGCAAGCCCATCGACACCATCGCCATCCCGCCCTCCATCGCTTGCTTAGTCGCCATCGACCCCGTCCAGCTCCAAGCCATGTCCGGCCTTGCCAGCACCATCTCTCCTGAAACTCTCGCCACCGAACTCGCCGCCCTGGCTGAAGGGTAAATTAGATCAAGACTATGGCAACTCACTGCATACGAGATTCAGACGGCCGAGTGAATGCGATCATCACCATGGCTGACATCTACAAATACAAGGGATTTACCTTTGAAGTGCATCGCTACTGCGGGCCGTGCAAGCTCAAGAAAGACGGGGAGCCTGCTGCCGCAATGGGTCGCCGATTCTGGAAAGTCTGGAGCGAGTGGAACAAACTCACCAATAAGGAAAAAGCCGCAACGCAAATCTCTGGATGAACACTGAGATGAGCTGCTAGCGAGCCAAAGCAAGTCTGTCAGAATTGACACGCCCCCGCAAGGCATGACCCCGCGCATCAGTTACCGTTTCCAGAACATCGCACCCACCAAGGCCGAGATCCGCATCCGTGGCATCATTGGCTGGACCAATAAAGACCAAGAAGGCTGGTTTGGCACCCAAGAAGGCCAGGGCGGCACCGTCCGTGAATTTGAGCAGCAGCTCCAGGCCCTGGGCAATGTCCAGGCCATCGACCTTTACATCAGCAGCGAAGGCGGTGATGTGGCCACCGGCCTCGCCATGTATGCCATGCTAGAGCGGCACCCGGCCACGATTACCGCTTATGTAGACGGTTATGCCTACAGCATCGCCAGCGTGATCATCATGGCGGCTGACCAGGTCAAGATGCCGAGCAACTCCATGCTGATGATTCACAACGCCAGAACCTACGGCATGGGCGACTACCGCGACTTTGAGCGCACCAGCGAAGCCCTCAAGGCTCACAACAAAGTCATCCGCGAGACCTACGCCAAGAAAAGCAAGCGCGATGAAAAAGAGTTCATCGGCCTGATGGATGCCACCACCTACCTCGACGGCGAAACCGCACGCTCCCTCGGCCTGGTCGATGAGCTCACTGATGACGTGGCCCTCAGCAATCTCGCCCTCA